TATGGCTCTTAAAACGGAAAAAAAGAAGTAATAAATATTAAATTTTCTTTATTCTTTGACGAGGGTTCTCGGCAAGTTAAAAAAAGGCTTAAATATTAAATAAAACTAATTAATTCAATAAGATTAGATCATATAGATAAACATATAATTTTTTATAAATGTTTATTTATTTTTATAGGATTTTCTATATATTTAAATCAGAAATAAAGAATATTCAGAAAAGGAAAATAAACTAATGAATATAAACTTAAAACAACTCATTAATATTTTATCAAATGAAAATATTAATAAACGGGAAAAAGAAAAATATTTTAATCTCTTTTTTTCAAATCGTAATGCTGATTGGGTTGAGAAATCAAAAAATCTGATCGCATTTTTTTATAGTGAAACAAAAATTCACAGTAAACAAAAGGCGCTTATAAAAATCTTATCTAAAAGATTAGAAAATGAAAATTTTTCGATCTTTTGGTGTCATTATTATAATGAGCCACAATTCGACGAATACGGGGATATTTATTATGATGATCATGGCTTAACAATTAGCGAGTATGCTTACAATGATAATTATTGTCATTGTGAGGAATGCGAAAGTACAATTCATTATGATAGTTCAACATACATAGATGATGCTCATTACTGTAATTCTTGTAGAGATAACGAATATTATTGGTGCAATAATTGTGATGAGTGGATTAGAAATATTAGCTGTTGTGATTGTGATGATAGCCAAGATGATGATTATAATTTATTCGCTTATAATTACAGAATAGCGCTTCAAAATTATGGTCAATCAAAATTAAAGTATGGTATTGAATTGGAGCTTGAAGTTAGATCAAATTTTTACAGATTTGATATTGTTGAAGAGCTTCACGACGTAATGAAAAAAGACGCAATCTGTAAACGTGATGGCTCACTAGATGAAGAAAACGGTTTCGAGCTTGTTTCAACTAATGCTGATTTTAATTATCATAAAAATATTATGTGGAATAATTTTTTTAAATTAAATTTGCATGAGAAAGTCAAAGGTTTTCACGGTCATCAATGTGGCTATCATATTCACTTTTCAAGAGAGCCTTTTACAGTTCCAGAAATGAAGCGATTAAATGCTTTCTACCACAATCCAGAAAATAGAAGTTTTTTAGTAGATATTTCTGGACGAACTTCAACTTATGCTAAGTATTTAAATCAAATTACTATTGATGATGATATTGAAACTTATGGGGATGATTTCAAATTTAGAGCCATAAACTTCAATAATAGGGATACGATAGAGATTAGAATATTTAGATCAAATCTTAAACCAATTTCATTTTTTCGTAATCTGGAATTGGTGCATAGTATCAATCAATTTATTTTAAATAGCGCTGATAGTATCAAATATACAGAATATTTTGATTTTCTTTTAAACAATCCAACAAAGGATTATATTAATCTTTTGTTATGGCTTGATGATAAAGAATATTTCAGTCATTTAGAACATATTGAAGATTTTAAAACCAGATACAATGATTTTAAAAATCTTGTTATGGATTTTAAAAGAGATAATCAAGAATTAATTTTATTAGAAAGTGAGAATAATTAAAATGTGCTTAATCATTTTAGTAAACAATACTAAGTCATTATCTTTTAAAGATATGGAAACGGCTTATAAAAGAAATTCCGACGGGTTCGGGATTATGTATATGAATAAAGAAAACAAATTTGTTTCAGATAAGTTTACCCCGAAAAACTTTAATGAAGTAAAAAACTTTTTTAATGTTCATAAAGTAAATGCAAAAAATCAAATTGCTATTCATTTCAGATTTACAACTGAGGGGAAAACAAATAAGAAAAATTGTCATCCTTTTATTAGTTATAAAACTGATCAAAGGCAAATAGGATTTATGCACAATGGGGCTAGATTGCCTATACCTTTAATCAATAAAAATTATTCTGATACTTGGCATTTTAACGAGCATTATTTAAAAGCAGTATTAAGAAAAAATCCTAATCTCATTTTAAATAGTGATTACCAATCAGAATTAGAAGATCATATAGATCAAGATAAAATGATTTTCTTAGATAGTAAGACCGAAAAATTTATTATCATTAATGAAACAATCGGAAACTATCGGGGCGGTAATTGGTTTTCTAATGACTATTGGCACAATGTACCAAAGATAAGTTATCGTGTTGATAATGATTTTAATTATTACGGCAATAATCATATTTTAGAAAGATCATTAAATGATTAT